CGTCCGCGATATAGGCGCCGGTGTTGTTCTCGCTCGGCGGCGCGTACTTGCCGACGATGCCGGCGATCGTGTTCAGCTTGTCGCGATTCGCGTAGATGCCGATCTGCTGCGCCATCGCTTCGAGGCCGGCCGTCGGGCTTGCGAAGGATGCGAAGCCGCCAACCGTCGGCACGCCGCCCCACGCGCGGAGGTTGCCTGGGTTGTTGCGCGCGATCGAAGGCATCAGCGGAGTGACCGTGCCGCTTGAGCGGCGCTCCTCCGGCGTGGTGTCGCGGCCAAAGACGGCGTCGCGCGTCAGCTTGCCGCTGAAGAGGTCCCACATGGCCCCGCCGAAGCCGCGCGTCTGCAGTGCCTTCGTGACCGACTCCATGCCGGAGGTCATGACGGGCATTAGCTTCTGTCCGAGCACGTTGGCGGCGCCCTCCGCCGCGGCCTTGAGCTGGTTCATCTGGTTGACGAAGCGCTCGGCGCCCTTGAGCGCGTCGCCGCTGGCCACGAGGCCGAACTTCTCCGCCTGCTTCGCCAGTTCCTCGATCGCTTGCGGCCCCTGCTTCAGCAGCGGCAACGCCTCCTCGAGGCCGAACGCGCGCGCGATCAGCGCCTGCACGCGTGGGTCCCCAATGCGCGAGATGGCCAGGGACAGGTCCTTGAACGCAGCAACCGAGTCGATCACGCCGTCGGCGTTGCGCTTCACGGTGATGCCCAGGCGGTTCAGCATGATCAGCGCCTGCGGGTTGCGGCCGTAGACCGCGTCCTGCAGCGTGTCGCCCAGGCTCGACAGCGAGCGCGTGAGCACCTCGCTCGACACGCCTGCGAGGTTCGCCGCGCCGCGGTAGCGCTGCAGGTCGTCGGTGGACACCCCGATCAGGCCGGCCGTGCGGTTCACCTCGAAGCCGAGATTGCCCCAGCGCGCGGTGAGCGCGGCGATGGCGGTCGCGACGCCGACGATGCCGCCGGCCACGCCCATGCCGAACATCGACTCGAGCTGCGGCGACACCGCGCCCACCGCGCGGCCGAGCGACAGCGAGACCTTCGTCAGCTTCGACATGCCGCTCGCGATCTTGTCGAGGTGCATCTCGCGCGAGAGAGCCCCGACCTGCCGCTGCACGTTCGTCAGCGGCCGCACCGCCTTGCTGGCCTGATTGTTCAGGTTGCGGAAGGTCTTGGTGAAGCGGTCGAGGGCGACGACCTGCACCTCGAACTTGTTGGCCATGCTCTACCCTCCAGCGCCCTGCATGCGCACGGCCTGCGCGTTCCACCACTCCAGTTCCGACCAGGTGAGGCCCCACGCGTCGCGCGGGCCCCAGCCGTAGAACCGGGTCAGCTCTGCGACGACGTCTCCGGCATTGGCGGGGACACGCTGCCGAAGCTGCCGAAAAAACCGGCACACGCGTCGAGATCGCGCTTCTTCAGGCGCTCCACCACCGCCATCGGCAGCTTGGCGTTCAGGTGGATCAGGTGCCCGAGCTGCTCGAGGTCGGCGCCCTTCTTGCCAGCGGCGACCAGTTCGGAATACGTCGGCTCGGTGAGGGTCACCTGCGAGTACTCGATCTCGCCCAGCTTGATCGGCTTGACGAAGGTGATGGTGATCTCGTCGTCCATCACGCCTCCTCGACGCTGAAGCCTTCCCACCGGACCGGGATGGTGCCCTCGGTGGTGTTGGCCTCCTGGTCCTCCACCGTCCACATGTTGCGGCCGATGATGGTCTTGCCGTTCGCGAGCTCGCACACCACCGTGACGTTCGACATCGCGTTGATGTCGGCAACGGTGAGGCCGCCGGAGTCGCGGATGGTGCCGGCGATGAAGCCCGCGACGGGCTTCTCGCTGTAGCCGTGCACGCGGTCCTGGCCCACCAGCGTTTCACGCGAGACGCTGGAGACCTTGTAGGAGAGGTCGCCGGCAAGCATGTAGCTCCTGCCGTCGACGGAGAGGTAGGCAATGCCTGCCAGGCGGTTGGTTGAGTCGGCCATTCAGCCCTCCAGGGAGTGAGTCGAGGCCGCTTACTGCAGCCGGAACTGCGCCAGCACGGCGAAGATGCGCAGCTGGTCGATGAGCACGCCCGGCCACAGCACGTCGACGCGGTTCGGGTTGCTGCTGTTCTGCTGGACGATGAGGCCGTCCTTGAACGCGTCGGCGTTCTGCACGAGCCCGTCGTACTCCAGCTGCCGGTACTGGGCGATCAGCTCGGCGCGGATCATGTTCGGCGTGACGATCGCGGAGCCAGGCGCGAAGCGCGTTCCGTTGGCGGCCAGCTTCGAGCGCGAGTACTTCGAGGTGATCGCGGTCTTCATGAAGCGCAGCACGAAGGCCAGCGTGAACATCGTCTCGACCTCCAGGTAGCTGTTGTCCGGGCTGCCGAAGGTGTTCTTCTGGTACGTGGTGATCAGGTTCTCGATGCGCACCGTGCCGTCGTCGCTGACCACGAAGGTGCTCACGCCGTCGTACAGCAGCGTGTTGCGGTCGGTGAGCACGAAGCGGCTGGCCAGCGGCGGTGCTAGCACGCCCTGCAGCGCGAGGGTCTGCAGCGGCATCGCGGGATCGGCGCGCAGGCTGACCGCGGCGGCGCCGGCGACCGAGGCGGCCCACAGCCACGAGGGCGTCGGGCTGTCGAAGACGCCCATAACCGTCTCGTGCTGGTTGTTCCGCGCGGTGCCGAACGTCGTGAGCGTGCCCAGGCTGCCGGACTTCGCCGCGAAGACGTGGCCGTAGAGCTGCTGGCTGTAGGACCAGCGGCCCGACACGTCGTCGAGGAACGACTTCAGCGCGTTCAGGCTGGTCGTGTCGGTGTACGGGCACACGATGAAGTCGAAGCTCTGGCTGCCGAGGTTGGCCAGGCCGGTGGTGAGCGAAGGGGCGGTCGCGCCGTTCGCCATCGCGGTGATGGTGAACGTGAGGCCGGTCGGGGTGGCTTCGCCGCCCGCCACGCCGAGATAGTTCGCGCGCAGGTCGATGTCGTTGCCCGTGGGGCCCTTGTTCACTGCCGTCAGCGTGACGGTGTTCGTGCTCGACGTGGCGTTGACCGGGCAGGTCGGGTCGGCGTTGATCAGCGCCGCCAGCGCGGTCGCGAGCTGCGTGGTGGTCTGGGTGCTCAGGACCGGCAGCGCATAGCGCACGCCGCCGACGTAGAGGTAGAACGTGCCGTTCGCCGTCGCGGCGGCGTTGAATGCCACGGTGCCGGTTGCGGCCACCGCGGCGACGTCGTCGGCCAGCGGCAAGTACCAGACCTCGCCGAAGTTGTCGTTCAGGCGGTAGGCCGCCGTCATCAGCGCGAGCAGCGAGTCAGGGCCGCCCACGGCAGCCGCGTCGGCCACGCCCTGCGAGATCACGGGCACGTTCGCCGTGCCGGTGCCGGCGCTGGTGATCTGACCGATGATGAGCGCGCGCTGGTTCGCCTGCGCGGTGTTGGCGCGCGAGTTGTCGACCTCGGCGTAGAAGAGGGGCACCCGGATGTTCGCCGGGATGTTCTTGAAGGGAATCGTCATGGCGCCTCCAGGCGGGGTAGTTCAGGAAATCAAGACTCGAACGGGTCGATGGCCTGGTCGCTGAGCCGCGACAGCATTTCGCCCGCGTCCGCGCCGGTGTGTTCGCCGCTCACCAGCTCGCTCACGTCGCCGTCGCGCAGGCGGCGCGTCCAGTAGTCGGACGGCTGCACCTCGCGGCCCTCGGCAGGAAGGTAGTAGTCGGGGGTGCCCCGCATCGCGGGGTCTGGGATCTTCAGGCCGGGGGCCGGGATGACGAACATGGGTGCCTCTCAGGTCATGTCGAGCTGCAGCGTTCCCTCGTCGCGACCGTCGGGGCCGGTGGTGCGCGGCGCGGGTTGGACAGCGCTGGGGAACGGCGGGTTGGCATAGGTGCCGCTGGCGTCGAAAGGCCGCGCTGTGTCGGCGTGCACGTTCACCTGCTGCAGCGCCGGGTAGTCGGCCGGGTTGATCTCGGTCGGGTCGAAGGCCTCGAACACCTCGCAGTCGACGCGCATCACGGCGCGCGCTGTGTGCCGCTGACCGTCGGCGCTGATGTCGGTGTCGGTCGTGACGGTGGGGAACTGCTGGCACAGCTGCACCAGCGGCTGCGCGCCGAAGAAGCACGCCTCCACCTGCTGGCCGAGGTCCTCGATCGCGTCCTGGGCCTCCTCCGCCGTGTTGCCGACCACCGTGATCAGCATCTCGAGCGTCACCACCGTGGTGAACTCCGGCATCGTCCTCGTCACCGACTGCTTGCGCTCGTTCGGCGCGCGCAGCTTGATGTTCGGCAGCCTGCTCGGCGGGGTGTCCCAGTCGCCAGGGCTTTCGACCGTGATGCCGGTGATCGCTTCGATCACGGCCCGCGCGGTGGTGCGCAGCTGACGACGGGCGAGCATGCTCATGGCGCGAGATTCGCTTCGAGCCGCGCACCGCCGTGGCTGTCGGGCTTGCCGGCCTTCACGACGTAGGTGCGGCCGCGCACGATGAACTCGTCACCCTGCGCATCCTCGGGGTCATAGTCGGCCGGGAACTGGCTGAGACGCACGCCGAGCACAGGGCGAGCAGACATCAGCTGCAGCTCGCCCTGGCCGCCCGGGGTGTAGGCCTCGTCGAAGATGCCGTCGACGGAGAAGGTCTGGCCGAGCTGCACGCGGGTGTACTGCACCTGCGTGGTCTCTCCGAACACCTCCATCAGCGGCCCCAGGACGAGGCTGTCCCAGTCGATCACGACTCAGGCGCCGGCGCGGCCGGAGTGCAGCGTCTCGGGGCGGGTGCAGAGGTACAGCGGGTAGCTGT